CCTCCCTCTATTTAAGATTTTTAGTAACGATTAAGCAGTAATTAAACCGAATGCTTTAGGGTTTTGTACTTCATGAGTGAATACATATCTACCCTTAATTAAAACACCACCAACGATGTTAGCATCGCCATTGCCATCGAATACTGCTGGTTCAACCTTAAATGATTCAACTCTTGTAGCAAATGCTGGATGACCTGCGATTGCATATAGTTTATCGCTACCGATTGTTCCAGAAACTTGACCTGTTGCGTAAACTTCAAAGCCTGCAATTTCTGCAATTACACCTTTTAAAACTAATTCTTGTGATAGTTGACCTTGTCTAATTGCTTTGTTAGATTGTAAAATCTTTGCTTTGAAATCGCCATTTACACCTAAATATCTATCTTCTTCTGGAACACCTGCATCAGTCATTTCGCCTGATAAGTCAGTTAAAACATCATATACATCACTTGAGCCTACTGATTTGATGATACCATAGTTACCACCTGCATCATATCTAGGGTCTGCTGATGTAAAGGCATTTCCGTTCTTGTCTAAACCTTGAGCGCCTCTTACTAATGTTGTAATACCATGAGTGTCCATAGCTTTTGCGATTGCATAACCTGCTCTATCTAGGTTGTCTGCAATTACGTTGTAAGGTAAAGATGCTACATTGTAGCCATCTAGGTATTTGTCGATAAATACATCTTGGTCAACTAAAGCTGGAATCCAAGCGTTAGCATCATATGATACTGTGTTGTTACCGATATTGTTTTTGTCATAAGCTCTTACTACATCTTCTGGTGTAGTTGGAATCATTACTGTCCCTGCGTTTGCATCTCCTTGATAATCTCTATTGAAGAATGCACCTGTTACTAATTTTTGTCTTAATTTTGCTGTTACGATTTGTCCGTAACTTGTTCTTGCTGTTACTGGCATGTTATTGTTTCCTTTCTTTTTTTAATATTTTTTATTTCATGTATGTTGCCATTTCTGGATGATCCTTTAGGTATTGTGCCATAAAGTCATCATTTGGTTGTTGTGGTTGAGGTTGTCCGTTTACAACTTGGGTTTTATCTGGCTCGAATAAGTCCTTATATTCGTTTTTAAATGATTTGATTTGTTCATCTAAGCCTGTATACACTTTCTTATCCTCATCATAGGTTGCTTTTGAAAAATCAATCTTATCAACAAATAAATCTGGATGTTTGAAGCCTTGTGTCTTTAAGAAGTCAACTTTACGACCTTTTTCTTGCTTTGCTAAAGTGTCGACTTTGAATTGCTTTAGTTCTGCATAGTCTTTAGTTGCTGTTACTTGCGCATTGTATTTGTTTTCCCAATCACTAGCGCTAGTCTTAAAGCCCTCACTTTCCTTTTTGTAACTTTCTACAAGTGCTTCTGCACCTGCTTTGGCATTGTTGATGTCCTTACCATTTTCGTTCATGATTTGGTCGATTAGTGAATCATCAACGCCTAAACCCTTTAACCATTCTCTTTTCATAATCTCTTGTCCTTTCTACGCTTTTTTACGAGTTTGCATCTCTAAAATTAAAAGAGTTGATTTTCTTTTACGCCTAAATCTAAAGGCATATAAAAAAGGGTATTGCTACCCTTAATTAACTATTTAGTTTTACCCCCTCATCAATAGTGTGTAGGAAATAAATGGAGATATTTTTTAGCCAGTGATAATTATTGGAGGTAACCTACACACTATTGACTGCTATAAGGAGTGATTCATTTATATGGCTCGGTATCAGCCTTTGTCTTTTGATTTGTTATCTATCTCTTTTTGTTGTTCATCATCTTTGCATTCCTGCATCATGATAACCATAAAGAGTAAAATTAATGCTACTACTATCATAAGCCTCGCACCATTCTTTCCGTTTCCGTAATTCTTAAACGCCATTTATAAATTGGCGCTTTATTAGTTCGGCTAAAATCGGTGTAAGTATCTTCCCAATAATTAGCCATGATATTGTTATAATTATGTTGAGTAAATCTATGCTTTTGATATCTAGGCATTGTTTTTAAATCTAGTGTATGCTCACTAGCTACTACACCAGTATTTGATCCATCTTTAAACCAATACCAATTTCCATTTACTTGTTGTAAGTATGGTGCTTTTTTATTTAGCTTAACACC